TAAGAACGAATTCTTTTAGTTTTTGAAATGTTTCTTTTGACTCATATAACATTTCAAAAAACTTTTGTTTATTTTCTTCATCAAGTTTTTCGTAAACATTTTCAAAAGCAATATCAGTTTCTTCATCAAGTGTGATGATAGTACCATCATTCAATTCAATTTGATATTCTTCTGTTGACTGAACTAAACCTGCTTCTTTACCTACAAATGGTATTGCAAATTCTCTTTTTAGTTTGTCGCTAGTATATGTTGCAACTCTGAGTCCATTGGGGTACAAACGAACTGCGGTTCTTTTTAGAAGAATAATAAAAGGTGGTTCTGAAACAACAGCTTCTTCTAGAGAAACTTCTTCTTTCATTTCCTTTTCTTCTTCATCTTCTTTATCAAGAACCACTCTATGCGCTCTGACTTTTTTGCCTGATGCACTTAGTTTATAATCTGCGGTATCGATAACACCTTCGCTGACAGACTTTCTAGCCTGACGAAACATCTGTGGATTATTTGTAATCAATTCAACCATCTTGTTGAAAAGATTTTGTATAATTGCTCTGTCAGCATTAGAAAACTGTGGCTTATCTTCACCCATCTTTGCAAGAATTTGGTGCATACGTTGAATCTGTGCTTTGTTACCTAAACCGGCACGAACTAAAGCATCGAACTTTGAATAGTCCTGTTTTTCTTCTTCAACGATTCTAAACTCTTGTAAATTTTTCATTATTGTTGTTCAGTTTCAGTATTGACGTTTTGTTCTTCAGCGGATTCTTCTTCTTTGCCAGTAAAAATGCTAGAAGCCATTTCTTGTTTCTTAGCTTCCAATTTTTCAAAAGCCGATGAAGAAAGTAATTCTTCTAATGCATCTCTAGCTTCAGCGGATTGTCCTGCACCTACCAAATCAATGAATTGTCTTGCGTCCATAATATCTCCTTATTGATTATTTATTACTCTACTGAAACGTTTAACCACACTATCGAGTTCTGGTGTTTCTGTTTCGGCAGAACCTCTATCGCTTACATTATCTTCCGGTGGAAATTGTTCAGCAGTAGGTTGTTGTGGTTCTTCTTGCATAGGTTGTCCGTCAGGACCCATAGCAACAGGTTCTGGTTCTTTTTCAATTTGCTTATTCATTTCTTCAATATCTTCATCAGTCATTTGAAGAACGTTTTTCTTTACCCACTCTTGTGAATAATATCTACCAACATATGGGTCAATTGTGCCTAGAATCTGCAATCTATTTTGCAACAATTCAGCATCACGCAATTCAGCAAAGTTATTATCTTTCTTATAGTCGTAATAAATTTTTTCTCTGAATTCTTCCCATTCTTCCGAAGTACAAATGCCTTTAAGAACCAATTGTGTTTTAAGTGCATGGTCAAAGATTTGAGAAAACTTATTACGAATCTTGGTGATAAACTTTTGAAACTTCAATTCATCGCGTGTTACTTCAGTCGACCTTCCAAGTCCAACTAGACCACCACCTTGTGGTTCAAGTCTAGAATAAGGAACATTCATCGACTGTAATAGTTTTCTTTGGAAGTATTGAACATCTTCCATCTGACCTAAGTTCTGACCAGCAGGCAATGTTGTAATTTCTGTACCTTTACCACCTTCACGGCGAGGCAACCAGAAATCTTCAAGCATAGACATATGTTTTCTGTCATCGCGCAATTCACCAGTGCTTGCATCGTAAACCATCTTGTTACGATACTTAATCATAATATCGCGCAAGTATTGTTCAGCCTTACCCTTTGGTAAGTTACCAACGTCAATATAGAACACACGGCGCTCTGGCGCTCTACTAATACGGTAAATAACAACAGCATCTTCAATCATTCTTAGCTGATTGAGTGGCTTAATTGCTTTGTGTAAAAATGAAATGACGAAAGTATTTTTCGCATCCATCATACCAGAGTTAACATTAATAACAGACTCTGGTGATATTCTTAGACCTTGGTTCGCGGCTGCGGTAAATGATTGAGTCGTTGTGCCTCTGTCATTATACAAATAATATTCAGCAAGTGACTTAATGATATCTGCGCCAGTTTTAGGGTCACGACCTTTTTGTACTTCACGTACTTTACGAATCTTACGTGGGTCGATATATCTTAACTCTTGAATACCTTCTTTTGGATTTTTTTCGTTAACAATAACGTGATAGTATATTCTACCATCAATGTACCAACGACGAAAAATATCATCCGATAAATTAGAAAAATTCAACATGTTTAATACGTTGTCAAATTCTTCAGTAATTTTTTTCTTAATAGTTTCTGGTTGTTTTAAGTTGTCGAGATTAATATCTACAACTCTGCCGTCTTTATCATGACAGATTGCTTCATCAACAATTTCTGTAATTGCTTGGTCGCACTCTGGATGATTAGACATTTCACGATAACGTGTAATGAGTTCAAGTTCATTACGAACAGAACCTTCTAAATCAACGTATGTTCCATAGTGTGCGTTTTGTGTAATCGTTACTGCACCATCATCCAGCGCCTGCGTTGGAAGTGCAAACGAAGCTTGTTCAGGATTTTCTTTCTGAACAATGTCTTTTTGACCGAGCGTGAAGCCGAATAGTTTTATTGCCACTTAATTTCCTTTTTCATAATGAATAAGAGAGGAGCAATTGCCCCCCTCTCATTAAACTACTAGGTCCTCAGCCGCTTCCCACCATTGATATGTTAGGTTAACGGTGAATTCTTCGATAGTATCGTTAGAACCCCAGTCAACGTCAATAGTGGACAAGTCAGTTGGGAACAAACCAATGAATTTATATTTCTTAATAACGTTACCAGATTTTCCGTATTGACGAACTTCGCCGTCAACAGAATAACCTAGTGTAGTCGCGGCCGCAGGATTGCGTAAGTTCAGATTATGGCTGTTGATGCCGTTCATCCAACGCTCAAATGCATTGCGAATAACAAAATCTTCATCGTTGATAATTGTGATTGACCAATCTTGGAAGGTTCTATTACCAGCAAACTTTAGTTCACGACCAAAGTATTGTACTGGTACTGAGTTAACAGTAGAACCTGGCAACTGAGCAGTCTTACACATGAAAGACAATTTTGTCTGTGCTGTTCCAGGCAATGAGAATGCTGGGAAAGGTAGCGTCACTTCGAATAAATTCGGACGCGCACCGTCTCCCTGCATCTGAGAGCGGAATTCGTTAATGTTGAATGCCATTTAATTTATCTCCTATCTCTCTTATTTATTAAACTCTACCAACAATTTCTTCAAACTCAACACCTGTGCGAACAGCAGTGAAGTTAAGTTGAATGAAGTTGATGGAACGCGCAGGTTTGATGTAGATATCACCAACAAATTGGTTCTGGTCAATAACTTCACCAGTATTGTTTGTAGTATCACAAACAACACGGAAGTCATAGATACCACGACGACCTTGAACTTCTCTTAGGTATGGTTCTACAATGTTAACAAATGCGGCGCGAGTAAACTCATCATTGAATTCGAACAATGAAGAACGTGCTGCCTTTGCAATAGACTTCTCAAGAACAATAAACAATCTACGAACGTTAATTCTATCGAATGCACTTGGGCGGTTCAACAATGTCTTATCACCGTATAGAAGTGTACCTTCACCTGGGAATGTAACAACTGGATTTACGCCTGCTTTGTAGATGCTATCGCGCTCTGCTTTTGTTGGATTCCAAGCAAGCTTAACAACGTTCTTGATAACACCGCGGTTTAGACCTGCTGGTGAGAACCATGGGTCGCGTTCAGCGTCTGTTCTAACACATAGACCGGCAATGTCACCATTTAATGGAACCCAACGATATGTATCGTTGTACTTGTCGTACTGATATTTGTAACCAGAATCCATAACTGCGTAAGAAGATTTTGTCAATGCGGCAGCGGCGGCGGCAACATCTGTTGATTCATCTCCAAAATTATCTACAACATCATTTCTATCTGGTGAAATAAACACTAAACAGTCTTTACGAGATTCTGCAAGAGTAATCAAGTGATTTGGTGTTGTAACTCCTTCCGTTGCACCTGCCATTAACAGAGATACATCAGTAGAATCTGGATTTTCAAATCTATCAAATGCCACATTTACTTGATTAGCAGTTGGTACCGCATCGGTGCCGCCTGTTAAATCCACAGTTACGTTACCTGTAATATCACCAAAAGTTGCTGTCGAAGAAGTAGTATTACCGAAAGTGGCGTTTGCGTGGCCACCCCACCAGATGTACTTAGATTTATTATTAATTACATCTTTATAGTAGTTGCTAGAGCCATCAGAATTTTTTGCATCAGAAGCTTTAGAAACGTAACCGAATTTTTCAACAATGTTATTTGCTGTGCCGGTTAATTTTCCAGTTGTATCAACAACAACAATGTGCAATTCATCATTTGTGGAATTACGTGCTGAAGCATAAGCTGAAGTAGCTGGTGCTGAATCAAATTGTTCTTTATATCCCCAAGCAGAGTAGCCGTTAGCTCCTACAATAGAAACTTTGATTGAATTTCCTAAAGTTCCTGGATATTTTGCATGAAATTGAACTGCTGAATTTGAACTATGATTTTGATAATAATCATCTTCATTTTCGATTAAAACTGCGGTGCCGTTAGCTTGAGCATTTAGTGCGCCAGTGCCTACGGCGCGAACGACTTTAAGGTCGCTGCCGTATGCCAAGAAGTTTGCGGCAACGAAAAATGCATTTGCTGAATTCGAATCTGGTTTGCCGAATCTTTCAACTAATTGAACTTCATTAGAAATCGTAACGATTGTGTTCGCTGGACCCCATGAAAAATCTCCGGCAATACCACCAACGGTAGTTGCAACAGAGGGAACAACTGTTGTCAAATCTACTTCGGAGATATTAACTCCTGGTGACAATTGAAAAGCCATATTGTGTTCTCCTTATTATTTTTATAGAACTAATTCTAGTAATCTATTTATGATTTTATAAAACTGTGTTTAGGTAACCTCGATTACTCACTGTAGTCCAAAGGTCACGACCATCCGACTCTTTTTCTTCTTGCAAACCATCATTTAACTCACCAATGGGTAACATTTCTTCTTCTAGTTGCAGATTTCTTTCATCTAAAAGTCTTTGTCTCACATCAGAATCTGTAATTTCTTTGAAGTAGCTTTGTGCCGTCAACCAAGAAAAGAGCACCAATGTCATCACAATATCATCATTATTACCTTCTTCAGCTTTGTAAGTGTCTTTATCTCTTACAAAAGTGTTGAATTCTGCTATTGTGTCAAAATCGTTTGTTATTAATTTGTCTGTTTCTATTAGCGTTTTAAGGTTGGCGCATCCGATTTTCTTAACTGACTTTGATGTTTTAACACCATAAGCGGCACCTTTCTTGAAACCAGATGCAATATGCTGACCTTTAATTTCATGGTGTTCAATACGGAAAATGTTTTCATATTCTAATTCATAATGTAGGATATCAACCACTTGCTGGCCAACGCTCTGGGTTTCGACCAAAACGAAAGCTCGGTTGTATTTTGTTGCGAGGTTATACAGGTATGTAGGAAATATTAATGGTGATGTTTTATTGTCCCTGAACTTAGCTACATGCTTGTATGGTAATTCAGTCACATCGACAACAGAACAAACCGTGTGGTCCAAACCAACACCTTCAGCACAATCTACAATAGCAATATAGGTGTGACCAGGCTTAGGTTGTTCATAAATCTGTATGAATTCTTCAGCATAGATTGGATTGTTGAAAGTCAACATCTTCAGTTTCGAACCAGGTATCAATGTTGATGAAGAACCGATGAACTCACATTCAAACTCTTGTCTGAACTGTTCTTCGCTGGTGTTTCGTATGGTTTCTTCGCGCCATTGTTCATCTCGTCCTGGTACCATAGACCAGTGAACTTCAAATGGTGAATATAATGAACGTTTCTCAACAGCATCGGTCCACATCTTATAGAACTGATTCAAACCATGAGGTGTTGAAACGATAATAACCTTTGTCGTTTTACCTGATGAAATAACAGGGTAAGTAGAAGTGAAGAACTCGGATGCTATGTTTTGTGGAACGAAAGCAAATTCGTCCAAGAAAACTAGGTTGTATGTTCCACCACGAACACCAGATGCATTAGTTGCATATGCAGATATCTCAGAACCGTTTTCTAATTGAATATTACCTTTGTTCCACTCAAGAATACCTTGTTGCATCCAGATGGGAAGATATTCATATGCATACTTGATTCTACCCAAAATGTCTCGGGCTAGGTCGCCTTTGTTGGCTAAGATAGCAATCTTGTAGTCATCGTTAAATAGAACGCACCACAGCATGTAACCTGCAACCGTGGTTGTTTTACCAACCTGTCGAGGCATCTTAGAAATTGAGAAACGATTGATGTGGAAACCCTTGACCATTTCTTCCTGGAAGGGCCACATCTTGAACGGAACGAGACCATGGTCAACGTTGACGATTTTTACATACGTCTTAATGAAGTAAACCGGGTCTTTAATGCATCGAGTAATTTCAATTAATTGTTCTTGGGTGTACTCAAACTTTACACCAGAACGTTTTAATTTTGAATTACCGTTATAACCACCTATGCTCATTATTTGCTAATGCTTTTTAACATCCAGTCGTGCTTCTTATGTGCATCTATTCTGCCTGCGATATAATCAGCTAGACCTTGTTCATTGAAGTTATCTGCTAGACTGAATGCAGTCTTTAAAGTCTCCAAAATTATTTGATTGTCGGTGATGAGTTTACGAAACATATCGGCTGGAACTGGAAATCCTGTTTCATCTTCAATATCGGACAACTCTTGAAAACGGGAGAAGGAGCCTGGAGCATAAGAGCCGAGGGCACGAATTTCTTCGGCTGTAGTATCAATAGAGGAGTAAACTTCTTCATAAAGTTTCCCAAAAAAATCGTGGTATTGTGGAAAGTTAGGACCTTCTACATTCCAGTGGTAGTTTTGAGCCTTGATTGTAAATGCATACGAATCAGCCAAAACTTTTTTCATTAATTCAACTAAGGTTTCCATTTAATTTTCCTGTTTAATTTGTTTGATTAAATCTTTTGTCGAACCAACAAAGACAGCTTTATCAACATTAACAATTGTTTCTTCTCTTTTAGGAAGTAAATCGTTCTTTTTCTTTTGTAAATCCATCAAGTCTTTGTTAATATCGGACATATTCTTAATCAAAGTGGCAGCAACTTCAAATGCTCTAGGATGTTGTGTTGCTTTTGCTACTTGTAGAATTTCATTTACAGCAAGTTGACCTTGTTCAGCCAACGTTCTAATATTTTGTCTCGCAAAAGTAAAGTCATCTTCAGCGGTAGAAATTGGCACCAAATCAGATTCTTGACCGGTTATTGGTTGTATATCAAACAGTTTTGATAAATTTTCGTCAGTTTTCTTCATCATATTGTATTTGGAAATTCTGTAATAGTTTCTGTGAATCCAAAATCATCGCCTGCGTTTGCACTAACCGGATTAGGTGAAGTCACGACAGCAACAGATTTCAATGGATTCAAATCTACAGTATCTATTGTATAAACTGCATTCGAATAATCTCCGACAATAACATCATTTTCTTCTAAGAGGTCAGACAAGTCGGAAGCTATTAATGTTCCTGTTACATTGTTTGCAAAATATAAAACTGTACCTGTTACATTTCTTTCAGGTACTCTGATTGTTTCACCTGTTGTGAAAACTCCAGAACCATTTGCACTGTCAACATAAACTTTTTGATATCTTGTATCTCTACTGTCAATGTAGATATTTGTGTTTGCCTGTTCAATTAGACCAACATCACCGACAGGTGGGAAAATATAGCCTTTAACGGTGAAATTTAAAGTCCAAATAATTAATCTTGTCGTTGAGAAATCACCTTCATAATCTATTTCTGGAGAAACCGAATTCAAAGTCACTGGCATATCATATTTTCTGCCAACTTTTGGAACTAAATCAACAGTTACAGTAAAATCTGGTGTGAAGAATGGAAGTATCTGTTCTAATATTTGAGTGCCATCTTCCTGATTTCTTACAAAGATGCTTAAATCAAATTCAAAATTATAAGGTACCGGTGCATACTGTCCAGAAACTACACCAGTGTCGCTATTCACACCAAAATTTCTATTGATGGTGTTGAATTTTCTTGTCGAGTCATATGATAACCCGACCATATCAAAGGAAATTCTAGGTACATAGACATTGATTGACTTGGTTAATGTTGGGTCCGAAGTCAGTCTAGTTAAATATTTTTCTTTTGCGCCGTAAGAAAGTGGCACACGGGTTCTTTCGTACTCGGTTGTACCAGCTTTGTTGTATCTAACAAGAACAATGTCATTAAACATCGTGCCGAATGCGACAACAACCTTTCTGATTGTTCTATTATAAAAATGATTATTACCTAACATTATGCCTCACCAAATGGGTTAGCTTCTGTAAAATCAATGATTCCATCGGCTTCTGTTTCTATTCTCACATTGTCTGCAATATCTTCAAAGATATCGTTGCCAACCTGTGTTGAAGTGTCTAATGACAATGCACTTCTCAATGTGCTACTTGTATTGCCATGCACATTACCAGATGCAAAGTTTCCTTGCACACGAATGATATTTACGAATGTGTGTGGTGTATATGAATGAACAATCGCCTGTGCAGTTGCATTTGCAAGGGTATTACCTTGATAGATGATTTCGCCAGGAATAAATGAACCAGTTCCAGCTGGGAATATTGCAGTGTTTGCAAGAGGTATCTTCGAACGCTTATATTCATCGAATGCTTGGTCGTCAATTTCACCGACACCAGTAGAAATAATTTCTTCACTGAATACGTACTGTTTCAGTTTCAATGCATAAACATAAACATTACCACCGCGACCTCTACCCAATGTATAGAACATTGCTTGGTCGTTTTCGTGTTCGACAAATGTTATCTCAAAAAAGTTTTGTACTAACGGCACATAAACTAAATCACCTTCTCTAGGTCTACTCAGTGAAGTGCCCAACATACCAAATCTTCTGCGAGACATTAGCAAAGTAATTTCGTCACGAATTTCTAGACCAAATTTAGAAATGAAATCACCTTCACCATCCATGCCTGTGACATTTTCGAGATACATTTCGATTGCAAAAGCATTGCGATATTCTTTTAATGTGTCTTCACCGTAAAGCATATCAACTTCATCACGGCTAGTTCTTGGAAGGTAATAAACATCCATACCATGAATTTGCATGGCTTCAATCACCAAATCTTCAACCAGTAATTGCTCACTGGTTATCTGGTGTTGCGGAAAATTATTGAAATAGAAATTCGTTGGCATTATTAACCCATGAAGATTTCGCTAGGCATTGATTGTGTACTCTTGATATCTTCTTCAAGCTTTTCTAATTCTTCCGTTGCTTCATCATATATTTCTTTACCGTTCAGAGTCACGCCACCAGGCATTGCGATACCACTAAACTTTTTCATGTTACTTCCCCACTGCTGTTTGATTTTTGCAGTTGCATAAGCTTTCAGGAATCTGTCATTCCAAACATCTGTGTAGCCAGAAATTGTGGCAGTTTGTGATGTTTGTGTTGAGGTGTATGCTGAAGTTACATTTAGCGAAGTGTCGCTGGTGATATTAACAACTCTCTTTGTTTGTGAGTTTATTGTTAGTTCATCATTGATTGAAACTTCTTGTGTGAATACGGTGCCAGTTCCAGTGACAACATTCGAAGAATCGCTTATTGCTGTTGTACCAGTCAGTGTAATCGTATCTGGAGAAACTACTCTGTAACATTCAATAATAACCCAGTCACCGACATTAACATCTCTAGTCCAATCAATGTCTAGATGCAAACGATTCATCTTTCTATTGAACCGAATTTGTGGTGTACCGGAGAAAAGCAGGTTAAGTGTTCGAATGTGTTGCATCGTGATTTCATATGACACATAAGAAACAGATGTAAAGTCATACAAATCGTGCAGGCGTAATTGATAACGCAAGTCAAACATGTTTACTGATGAGTTTGACTGGTCGAAGGGCATAATACCAGTGACAAACATGACAGCATCTGGACAATAAATCCATTGTCTGTCGATATCTTCTTGTTTTATCTG